AGTCCTTCTCCCTATTCGTTAGTTGAATTCGTAGACCACATACAAATTGGGGATTTTGTATGGCTTCTACTCCTGGTTTTATTATCGCTCTAACAGACCAGTTGTCCTGTTAGCAGGTCTAGTATTGTCCAGCTCTCTCGCGAGCTAGCGCTCCACCGGTCAAGCCAGTGGTTCCACCAAAGGTGGCTTTCTCTAAGCCAGTAAGTTTTCTGCGTTCTCTGGCTGCTTCAGTACCACCAGCAAGATTAAATACTTCTTGCTCAGCAGTCTTTTGGTCATAGGCAGGTTGTCCATATATGGATGAAAGTTCTGAACCGCGTTGTAATCCACCGCCAATAGTTCCATAACCTTGCTCCGCCATTTGTTTTGTAATTCCATAACTGGCAAGTTGTTCTGCACGTGCTACTCCAGTTTGTAATCCTTGTTGTAGCGCAGCACCACCAATTTCAGCAGCACTTACCTTGCGCTTGATATTCTCAAGAGCATTTGATGGGTCTAATACATAAGCAAGAATGTCACCACTAGATATATCTGGATAGAATTGCTTTAACGCAGCAGATACTTCTGGGTTTGCTTTGACTACACGATTTTGTGCAGTCTGTATTCGACTCTCTAATTCTACCGGTGATACATCACCAGCAATAAACTTTTCAAATCCTGGTTGTCTACCTAAATCACCTTTAGTGTAATAGGTATCTGGCAGTCCATAGTTACGCATAATGTTTTGGTATTGATCCTCAAGATTGATATACTCAGCTTCATTTAGGGAACGAAGTCCTTTTGCTATACGTTGGGTATTGGCACCAAAGCGCTGCTTGTATGGTTCTGTTTCACGAAGTTTAATAGTGAACTCAGATGGGCTAACACCTGGGTCGGTAATTAAACCTTTTAGCGGTTCTACTAAGGAACCTAATCCGTATTTGTTAAATTGTTCATAAAGTAAATCGTATGCGGATTTGCGGTCAGCAGTTTTACCAGCAGCAAGTGCTTCGGCTGCTAATTGTTCTGCCGTCTTAGGTGCAATGCCAGTACCAGAACCACCAGTACCAGAACCACCAGTACCAGAACCACCGCTTGTAATTTTAGTACCAGTTACATCAGTTGTTCCATTATCATAAGTATTGGTAAATGTGCCATCGCCATTATTAACAGTTTTTACTAATTTTCTAACAGATGCTGCTGTTACATTTCCAGCAAGGGTGGTTTGATATTCTCCAGATGCCTTCGCTTGTACTGCCGCTGTTTTATATTCTGGGTTCTTATCTTCAAGGGTTTCTGTAACTCCACCATTTCCATCAGCCACTTTTACATAACGCATAGTCGCTTTAGTAGCATCTAAGCCACCCAGATATCTATAACCTAATACAGTTCCTTTTGCTGGGAAACCAGTAACATCTGTTTCAGTTTTTGGAGATGGTGCTGGGGTTGCATTTCTTGCAAAGGTAGTAGAAACATCTCTTTCGCCGCCGTATGTAGTTGCCATTATTACCCCTGGAATCCGAAGTCACGAAGAACACTCATTGCTGAATCAGCAACTGTTTTCTTGGCATCTGTTGTGTATTGCCAACGACCATCTTTACGAAGCGCTCTTTCAAAATCGTATAAATTCATATCACCCTTATCGGTAATTGCTTGGCGTAATGATGGGTCATTAAGTTGAACTTGGTCTGGATTAAGTTCCAATACAGAAGCTAGACGTTGTTTATATGGAGCATAGATAGTTTCTAAATCATAACCTTGACCTAATAGGTCACGCACATATTGTGGTTGTCCTTGCGCTGCCAACTTGCGCACATCTTGCTGTAATCTGGTGGAATCAATAGTTCCAGTAGCAAGACCTTGTAAGACTTGTTGCGCTGTCTGTGGCGCACCCTGTGCGTTCTTAGGTAAGATATCTTCAAGTTTGAAACCATTTGCTTTAGCACTTGCTTGAAGTGCTTGATAGTTTTGTAGCGCTTGTCCTGAATAACCTTCAGTTACATTGCCGCCAATCATTCCAGATTGGGAACGTATAAAACCAGAAAGACGATTAGTTACATAAGTAGCATCTGTTTCTTGGTTGTAAATATAAAGGTCTTGGGCTATCTGCTTTGCTTGAGTATCATCAACTACAGCACCGATTGCTTTGGCTTTTACTTGAACATCTTGAGCAATTTTAGCAATGCTTTGCTCATAGTCAGTAGTTCCTTGAGCTTGTCCAGAAGTTACAAGATCATCATAATTAAACTTTTGCACCCAACGATTTTTAATCTCAGCAGAGTTTTTACGAAACCAAGTATCGTTTCCAACTTCTTGTTGGAATTGTGCAAGTGTTAATTTGTTATCAAGATAACGTTGAAGTAACTTTCCAAGACTAGGTACATTCTTAAAAATAATATCGGGCATTTGGTACAATTCGTACGCTTTAGCAATAGCATCAGCGTATCTTTGTTCCGAAGAAACTGCGCTTGGGTCAAACCCAGGACCGCCCATTTCGCCACCAGTGCGTTGTGGACCAGTAGAAGTTCTTGGGGCAGGAACTATAGGTTTGTCAGATTCTGGTGTTGGAGTTGGAGTTGGAGTTGGAGTTTTCTTTGTTCCATCTTTTGTAAAAGGACCTTCTGCTGTTACGCCAGCTAGTCCATATATTTGAGGATTTAATTTTGCTTTCTTTTCAGTTTCTGCTTTTGCTTTTGCTTTGTCCTCAGTAACAGTTGCTGCATCTTTTGCATCTTTAAGTGCTTTTTCTTCAGCAGTTTTTCTAGCCCTTAAATCTTTTAATCTTTGGTCATATTCAGCAGTTTCTTGATTTGCTGCTGCTGCCTTTTGACGGACTTCTTCTAATTTTGTAATAGTTTCTTGCGTCGCTTCGCTCTTACCTTGAGCAGCATCTACTTTTCTTTGCGTGGCAGCTTTATCGCGAACCTTTTTTGCTGCTGTAGTAGCAATATCTAAAGTTCTTTTTGCTTTATTGTATACATCCAAAACGCTTTTATATTCAGGTGATTTAGGATCAGTTACGCTGTAATTGTATTTTGCTTTATTAAACGCAGCGAGTGCTATTGAATAGGCTTTAGATTCTTTACTTGTATCTACAACTGCCATTAGCGCAGACCACCTAACATATTAACAACGGTAGTATAAGCATCAAGCACTTTATTGGCTTTAGCTTCATCGGTACCAGAAATTTTCTCAATAAGGAATTGTTCTTTATCTAAACCAGTAGTGGTGGTTGACATATCACCGGCAGCAGAGTATTTAGTAACAGTATCTGATGAAGCCTTGACTTCTTCGGCATTAAGCATTTTAAGATACTTTGCTTTTTCAGCATCTGTAAGTTCACGACCAAGTAGTTCTTGACCAATAGCATCAAGGGTAGAAGCGCCTTTGGTTTTGCTTGTAATACTACGAGCGCGTGTAGTTGATGGACCGCCAGTACCAGTTCCAGTACCAGTTCCTTGTGAAGCAAGTTGTGTAATAAAATTAGTGCGGTCTAACTCACCTTGTATACTTACAAGTTGAACTCTTTTTTCTTCAGCCTTAGTTAAAGCATCATAAAAAGAATTGTTAAACTTTCCAGTTGGAGTACCTTTGTAAAGACCAGCATCTTTTAATTGTTTTGCTAATTTTAAGATAACTGATTCTGGCGACTTATCAAGAGCTTTAAGATAATCTGTAAAAGATACAGGTGTATCTACCATTTTAATCTCCTAACAATCTGCCGAATAGTACATTGTAAGCATTTATTGTGTTCTCGTTAAACTTAGAAAGTTCACGCATTTTTACTATGGTGTCATCTTTATTCCATTGCGCTAAATTAGCGCTACCACCAATAGCATCAAATTGGTCTTTTTCCTTTTTGTATTGAGTGTATAAATCTGTCATTTTCTTTAGAGCCTTGCGAGTTTCAGGTGCTGCCTTTACGCTCTTATCGTTAAGCATTGCGTTAAGATCATTAAGGGCATTGATTCTATCAATTGCTTTCTTGCCACCTTGAGCAAGTTCTTCTTGAACTAATGGACGACCAGCCTTAAAGATTGTAGCCCAGTCATTAAATTCTTTACGAAGTTGTGAGCGTTCAAAGTCAGTGCCAACAGCTTCAAGACTTGTTTCATATTGGTTCTTGCGGTCAAAATAAGTTTGCATATCTGCCGCTGTTTGAACTTCACGAAGGAAATCCTCAACACGCTTGTTTTGACGCAAACCCATATCGGTCATAGTCTTGTAAGCATCCCAAGAGAAGCCACCCTTTTGCGGAATTAAGAAAGTGGCACCTTGTTTGTACTTAGCAAATAACGCTTCATTGCTGCCTACAAAATCACCAGATTCTTGAGCATACTTAAACGGAGATACAGTAGTTCTATCTGATTCGCTGATGGTAAATGGCATTTGATTTGGAAATAACTTTACCCATTCAGCCATTGCTGTATCGTAGTCGTTGTATTTATCTAACAACCCATACCAAGTTTGCTTAAAATTTGCTTGTCCATTTTCACGAACCCAATCAGCCATATCTGATTTAAGTGTTACTTGTGGTGAGGCGATAGCCGTAAAGCCATAAACAACTCTAAGACCTAAGATACTCATTGTAGTATTTTTTAATTTCAAACGATATGCTTCAAGTTCTCCGGCAGTTGGTGGAATAACAGTACCATCTGCATTTAATTTTCTAGGGATACCTTCTCCCGCTGCTTCTAAATAAGTCATTGCCTTACGAGCTGCTGATGCGTACTGCCCATCGCGCTCATCTTTATTCATTGCGCTGTAAATTCGGTTTACGTGAGCAGGTAAGAAAGCTGAAACCATAGGTTGGTCTACTGCATACTTACCAAGTAATGCACCGGTAATAGTATCGGCTGCTCCTGGATTAAATATACCCACCATATTGCTAATTACTTTAATTGAGAATCCAGATAATGGACCAGCAAGAGTAGGTATCATAGAATCTGGGTTCAATGATGGAGTAATCATTTTAATTTTCGCACTAAACTGAATTGGTAATGGTGTCTTAAACTCAGCAGGTACACCAAATGCTTGCATTACTCCTTGAACTACACGATAGACGTGTTCGGTTCCTGGATATACAAAGTAATCATCACCTTGGTCATCTTTTTGTACCCAACCTGAGTGCGTAATACCTTCATAGGTTAATGCGGCACGTGCTAATGATTCTGGATTATATCTAACGGTACGATAAACACGACGATAAAAGTCCTCAGTGGCTCGATAAAATCGAGCAAAGTTACGAATAGAAAAAGCAAACTGACTTTGAACCATTGGGTTATCTACATAAGCCAATATCTGAAGTCTTGCTCTATCTTCAACAATTTCTGCAATCTTTTTTTGTGCAAAAGTTGTTGCTTTCTTAATACCAGCAGCATTTGCTGGATCAATACCCTTAAGATGGGAAGCAATAAATGCTTTCTCAAAACCTGTCTTGTCAAACTGTTTACGAATTTTAATCATTTCAGCTAGAACCATAGGTTCACGCGATAGTCGAGCATTGGCATTTCCTAACCAGTCCCAACCCCACTCCATTAGAGATGCTGCGTAATCGCCACCATCTGATACTGGAACAAGTTGTGGTCCTACTAAATAGGCTGGCATATCAGTATCAACTATTGGTAAATCATCCATACCGAGTTTGCCAGAAATAACCATTTGACCGGTTTCTGAATCCATAGTACGAACTTTAGATAATAAAGTTTGATTTAATGTGCCATCACGTTTAACAAATAGTTGTTTTGCTGCATCATAGATGCGCTGTGCGTGTTCTTCTTTGGTTATGCCATTTTGTTCCATACGAAATGCTGCAACAAGTTTGGCATTTTCTGGGTCATTCAACCAATTAAAGATTTTTCCTACAGCAGCACTTTCTCCAGCAGCATCTGATGCTAAGTTAGCAACTGCAATTCTACCCAATTTGTCATTTGAATAATAACCAATACGCATAAGCCAAGCAACTAATGTAGCTTCATCAGCAGTGGTTGGTATCATTTCCTTGAACCCTGGAGCGCCTTTAGCACGTTTGAAATTGCTAGGCATTACCATATTCAACTCAGCAGTACGAACTTTATTCTTACGACCAAAACTTAATGTGCGAGTGTAGGCATCAATGCCAGTAAAGGTTTGCTTTCCACCTTCAACTACATCTGCTAAAGCGTTATCTAAATCACCATTACGAATTTGTGCTGCAAGATATTCACGGTCTTTATCGGTGATCTTGCTTAAACCTAAACGTTTATTAAATCTTGCTAATTTGCCTTCAGCAAGAGCAGTAGCAGTTATCTCGCGAATCTTAACAAGACTATTACCAGCTTCATCAATTTGCTTAGCATATCTAGCAGCTTCACTCTTATTGACAAAGCGCATAACAGCACCTAATGGATTAGCAGCAGTCTTTTGCGCTCTAGTTAAACCTGCTTCAAGTCCTCTAGCAGTACGAAGTCTAGTTGAAAAACCACGTCCTTTAACAAGACCCCAAGGTGATTCACCAATAGCAAGATGTACTAACAAATCTTCAGTAGCGTTACGAGCGGCATAGCGTGGACCAGCAAGAGTTAAAAATGACCAAGCTGAAGTCATTTTCTCTACCCAGTCTGAATGGGCAACTCCAAGTGTACGCTGGATTAAGCCACTTCGAGCTGCTGCTCTATCTAAATCTTTAACACTTAGTGTGGTTACATAGTTAGAAATATCAGAAAGAATTAAAGCAACAGATTCTTTATTATCAAGAACTGATGGATTTTTTCCATTTACATCGCGAGCTGCGTGAACTGGCTTTACTTTTCCAGATATTGCCGCACCAATTTGTTGACCTTCTTTAGTGGTATTGATACCACGAATGTCTGCAATTGTGCTTTGCATACCATAAAAAATTTCTTTTCTTTTAGCTACACTTTCGGTAGCATTAAATGCTTCGGCAATTAACTTAGATTCGCGTTGTGGCAATACCAAACGAGCAAGACTATAAACTTTTTGACCAGCATCTGCTGCTGTAACATCTAAAGCATTGTTAGTAAAAAATGGAATTTGCTCAAACTTTGCCTTAAATCTATCAATACGATATTGGGTCATAGCCATAGAAAATCTTGCTACGCCTTTAGGTTTAGCCTTAGCCAATACCTGTTCTACAATTTTTTCTTGTCCATCAACAAGCATTTTTTGAATACCATCATTAGTGGCTGCGCCACCAAAAAAATAATCATCTACAAATTTAGGACCTATACGATCTAAGTTAAATACTTTATTTGCACTTGTAACCGTTTTAATTCTGGCTTGACGTGCCAAATCTAACTTAGGCATCAGTATGCGCTTGCGCCCAATAGCGCCTTTCATAATTTCATCTAGTTGTTGAGCATTGCCAAAAAATGCTTTTGCACTTAAAGCATCTGTAATAGGAACAGCATTATCTGCTGTTCTAATAAAACTGTTTATTACTGCTGGACCAAATTCAGGAGCCAAAGCCTTTAATTGATTACGTGCAGCTAGAGCATCAACTGTTTTTCCAGTATCTTGAGCTATACGAAGGTTATTAAGTTGCGCCCCATATTGGTTCCAAAAATTTACTACTGCTGGTTTGGCAAATACTTGATCCACCTTACCAGCACCAACTACTACATCTAAAGCATATTTAGATACATCATAAGCGCGTTTGGCTTTTCCAGCAACAAGTGTTGGATCTGCAAGAATTCTATAAGCAGCATCAACTGTTCCAGAAATAGCTTTATAGAAGAAACCAGAACCTTCTAATTGACCTGGCAAAAGTATATTAGCAATGGCACGACCTGGAGAATACTTAGATGCCTGAACTGCATCTAGTGCATCTTGAAATAAACCATTATCTTTTTTCTGTGCGGCAGATGATGCAACAAGTTTTTCTTCTTGAGTTCCATTTGCTATTATATCGCTAAGTTTTTCACCTTTTGCTATGCGCATTGCAACGTTTATATTTGCATCGCCAAATTTTTTACGGGCAGACTCAATACGACCTGGGCTAAATACATTATCGCCTTTGTCATTGGCAATATCCCAAGCACCACCAACACCAGCCAATGGAACGCCTTGGTCTAATGCAATAGCACCGGTTCGATATAAGCGAGTCATAAGATCAGATGCTTCAGTTAAAGCACCAATTACTGCGCCACCTGAGTAATGCCAAGCAGTTGAGAACCAACCACTTTTAGGTTTAGTTGCAGGATCTTCTTTACCAGCTACATTTGTAAGAGCATTTTGTTGCGCTGGAGTTTTAGAGTTATATGCTTGTGAAGCAACATTTTGTGGGAGGTTAGACAGTTCACGATGAACAGCAATACTCTTACTTAAAGCATCAATGCTTTTACGTTCTGCTTCTGTCAAACCTGCGGCGGCTGCTGCTGCCGTTAGTTTATCAGCCACTAATCACCTCGCGCTAGCGCTTGCTGATATAATACCGCAATCTCTCCAGTAGTATCATATGGAAGCATTTTTGCTAAAGTATCAGAAAGTTTTACAGTTACTTTTGTCATACCAAGTGCGTTAGAGCCAACATCTGGACCCATATCAACGCCAGCCATTACATCTTGGGCTTTATTATTACTTGGGGCAAATAGTTCTACAACTGGTTCTGGTTTTACAGCAGGGTTTACATCTGGATTTGGGCGCGTAGACGCTCCAGCAATATCTTCTTGCATAATTTTACGGTCACCATAGTTTTGTGATGGTGGTAAATCTTCTCGTACAGCGAACTTGCCTGGACCAGATACACCGGTAAGCGGGTTTGTATCTCCCATTTAGTCCTCCTGTAATGTTTCTAAATCGTTTGTCATCTGTTCCCACGCTTTGGAAACCTTGTTCTTGCGGTTTGCGTGGTAAATTGCTAATTCTAAAAATTCTTCTGATAGTCCGTGAAATGAACTTGTAATGTTATGAAAGAATCCAGCTAATACTACTACAAAATCTGCGGAGCGTACTGGACGTGTAACAAAATCTTTATCATCCACTATCCAGTACCTCCGACGAAAAATTGTTAAGCCTTCTTTCCTTTGCGACCTGCTGGCATTATACCGAAAAACACTTTGCCACCTGCTGGCTTAGAGGTGTCTTTCTTGCCTTCAACTGGCTTTGATACTGGTGCTGGTTGACGTGATCCTTTATTCATTTATACACCTCCTCGGTTATGCTGCGCCGCCTATTGAAGCGAGCAAAGTTGCTATATCTGGACGTTGACCAGCAGCGGGGGTTGCACCACCTTGTGGAGTTTGATTTGGCTGCGAGGCAGGGGCGGGAACCGCACCCGTTGCTGGAGTCATAGGTTGTTCACCAAGTGCTGGTTGAGTTTGCGCTGGCACTGGTTCTGGAGCAAATGCTTTTTCAATTATTGTTTCTAGTTGTAATCCCTTTTGTCTGCCCTTAATGACTTCAGCAATTCTACTAATGATTTGAGTAGGGTCTTGTCCTTGCGCTGCAAGTGCTGGAATAGCTTGAGCATACTGAGCAACAGCAACACGTAAAGAATCACGCATTTCTTCGATGTCCACACGCTGTTCTTCTTGGGTGACATTTAGCTCCATAGGTATTTCTCGTCGGACATAATCACGTGATACAAGTTTATCGCTACGCATTTGTAGTAATGCAATGATGGCTCGGTTAGGATCCATACCAGACATAATTCCATAGCGTACATCTACACCATATTCGCCATTGATATCGCGAGTAGGTGTGTACTTCATTGTAAATGGTGTTCCATCATCTACACCTTTAATAACTTTAACTATGTTACCAAAGATTTTTTCATCTATCTCAAAGCATTGTGCTGCAAGATCTGTAAAGAATCTAGCAAAGTGAGCTTGTGCTGCTTTAATCTGTGTATCAAATCCAGCTTGTAGAGCCTGTACACCGCGACCAGTAACGATAGAAGCATCAATGTTACCGCTTCTAGTTTCTGGATATCTGGCACCAATACGAAGTTCACGCTCTAATACACCAGATTCAGTAAATACACCTGCTGGTAATTCTAATGGAACTCTACGGATACCTTGTGGATTGGCAGAACGCATAATAGCATCTGGACCAAGGGCTAATTCTTGCACATCTTGCGGGATAGCAATAGGTGCTTGAATAGATTTCTCAGCAGCTTGAATTTGTAATACTGCAAACCTTGCTCTGGCAAGTTGAACTGCAAGTACATCATCAAACTGACCACGTGCTTCGCCATCTAAAGATGAGCGCATAGCGACCTGCGCTAAGCATTTGCCAACTGGATTAGGAATGTTAGCTAGAACCAAGTTCTTTCGTTCTGGAATGAAGATTAAGTCTTGGTCTTTATCGTGGTAACGAACTAGGGTTACATAAGGAGAATTAGCAAGGTAAGAATTTTGTGGAATAATTTGAGAATAAAACTCTGGATATTGAGCTGCTAAAGTTTCTGCATCAGTTGCAGTTACTTGTGTTAATGAGATACAACGACCAAATCTATCCATCTCTGGATAAACACCAAAAGGATTAAGTAAACGAATACGAGGATTGTTTGTTTCGTAATCCATTTCAATAATAGCCGGTAGTAGTCCGTAGGTATTAAACCAATCAGCGCCTTGATACATTTGTATCTGTAATTCTGATGCTGAGATATAATGATTAACAATTCTAGTTCTAGTATCGGCTGCCTTGCGTTGAGTATCTGAAACCATATTGGTTGCAGCGCAATTGAAAGATGGCAGTGGTGCCATTACTTCTGCTAAATCCCTAGCGGCTACATCTACAAAGTTGGCAACTAAAGGCTTTGGGTAATCCTCAGAAAACATTGCTGGATATACCTTAGAGATATCGCCCTGACGCACAGAGAGTACATCGCGCATCCTCTGGTCACGTGCGGAGTAGCGTGTTTTAAGTCTTGCGACTTTAGCTACTACCTCTTTAGTTGATAACAATTGGATTCCTTAAATTAGTTTGTATAGCCATTATTCCAAGATTTAGAACCATACTTTTTATTAAACTCTTTATCATTGCCAACCATAGGACGCTTTGTAGGCATAGCAGGTTTCTTTGCTACTGGCTTCTTTGCTACTACTTTTTTAACAACTGGTTTCTTGGCTGCCATTTTATCTCCTTAGATGAATGTACGTTCTTGTTCCGCGAACAGTTCATCGAGATTGATTACTGTGCGTTTTGCGCGTTCGCTGCGCGACAAAAATGGATTCTTCATATGGTGTACTGCGTGGATACCTTGGTTAAGCATCTCTCGCGCTCTGATCTCACAAAACCATAGAGCCATTACCATATCGGTCTTACCCTTAGTGGTGGGTGACCAAGTGATAAGTTGTTCTATTAAAGCCTTTATGTTTTCGGTTTGATCCGAAGGAAGGTGTATTAGATTATCTCTGTGGTGCTTACCGTCGGCTTGCTTAGTGCCAAAGAGGGTAGACATAGAAGCTACACCAAAACCTGAATCCCATTTATTAGAACCGGTATGGTGTTCTTTAAGTAGTACACCTTTAGAGGCAAGTTGCTGACGGATACCTTCATCTTGAGTTAAGAAAGATTGAAAGGCATTCTTCTCCACAACCCACTCACTAGGAGCATATAGGTTGGTCCAATCAAAGATTAACTGCCTAATAGCAGCAGGGGTGGGTCTAGTAATTTTAATAGCATCTACAATATAACGCTTATGTGATATACGGTCTACCGCGTAACAGATAGCGGCTGTATCGCCAACCATTGCTGGGTCTAGCCCACAGACAATAGAAAAACCATTCATATCTTTAGGGTGACCTGGGTGACCTGGAACTAATCTGCCAGACTTACGCATACCATCAATAGAGCCACGAACAGATACTGGGTCAAAGATTGCATCGTCAGAGATATCTTGTTGCTGGTAAATCAAAGCCCAAGTAGAGGGATCCATAGATTGTCGTTCGTTAAAAAGGTTACGTCCGGACCATCTAGGATAGAGTCCAGTTTCTGGGTTCTTATCTTCTTCCTTCTGCCCATCAAAGGGTTGGTCAGATTCTGCCCAGAGAGTTAACCACTTATCAGGGTCCTCATCTGTTTCAAGCAAAGCTGGCATAGCCAGATAAGTCCAAGGAACTAAGCCACCTGGGTATCTATCAGGGTTACGCAACTCTTTATAGAGGTCTACTGCGCTAACTCTAGTACCAATAATGATTAACTTCCCCGTAGGGTTAAGACGAGAACGCACATCTTGGGTAAGCCACTTAATCTGTCGTTCAAAATCATTAGCATTAGATAGGGTTACAGCATCATCAACTATAATCATATCGGCTCGTTTACCGTAAATCTGACCACCGATACCAACAGCTTCTATATTGGGGTCTTTCTCACTAGACTCACGCAATTCATCACCAAAGGTGATTCGAGTTGCTTGCCACGAAGCTGACTTAGAATTAAACCCTACGCCAGCAGCGTACGCTTGTTGTAAGGTTTCATACATAGGATGTGTAAGGCGCTGCTTTATGGCGTAGAGAAAGTCAGATGCTAGGCGCTGAGTCTGAGATACTATCAAGATTCTAAAGTTAGGGTTTTGACATATGAGCCAAGTCACATAGTCTATAGTGATAGTAATAGACTTTGCGTGGTTGGGTGGTATGTTCAAAAGAATACGGTTACTAGCAATACCTTTTTCAAACTTCATAGATGGGTGGAGCCAAGATGGATCTCTACCTTCAATTACATCAACTAGATTAGTTTGGTGTGGGAAGGTCTGGCTATGTAAGAATCTTTGACGGAACTCTGCAAAGTCAATATCGTGGACATCGCCGGAGGCGAATACCTTAGTTCTAAGTCCTAGCCTAGTTCGATCTACTTTGTCAGCAAATGCTTTATCAGAGCGACGGTAGTACTCATAAGTCTTGAGAGTTTTGCCGGCTTCGCTGCAAGCCTTCTCAACGGTAACACCTTCAGCTACGCAAGTAAGAATAATCCTCTTGGCGATATCGGCTGAGTTTTCAGACACTATTTTCCTCTATTAAAAATCGGGCGAAATAAATCGCTATTCAGCGATAGATAGTGGGGAAGGATATAGTGGGCATTGATTATCACAAAATAATAGAACTATCCCTACTAATTACCCCGAAGGGGTTTGTCGGGCTTGGCGCCCGAGGGAGCTGGGCGAACTGAGGGGTAAGTCAGCGCTTGACCTAGGGGTCATCGCGCTAGCGATATTGGGTCGCAAATGGGAGCTAAGGTTATTTGCTCCCCTATACTGTATAAGGCAGGAAATATATCGCATTTCCCGCTTTTTCAAAATAAATCTTTTATTTGTGACCAACCTCACAGGATATAATAGGACAAAATAGGACAAAGTAGGACAACAGTAGCCCCCTTTAACTTTATCAAAAATATCTATTTGGGGAGTACTGCGCCCACCCTGCATTTATTTAACACACGGGGGTCGTTTTGTCCGTATTTGTGCGTTATTGTCTGCTTTGCCTGTATTGTCTGGCTTGTCTGATATGTCTGGTATTAATTTTGGGAGGGCTTGCTCCACCTTCGGCAGGGTATCTCTCACCTATTCGCCCCTATATTTAACGGTTATCGGAGCCGCTAACCGTTAGCCCTAACCCTTAACCCTTAGCCTTATCCCTATCCCTTAGCCCTAGCCGATAGCTGCTCCCTCTCTAATCGGGCAGCTCTTATCCTCTCTCAGCTCTTATCCTTGCCGGCTCTAATGGATCACTATCACCGGCGAGCTATTAGCTCCGGAGCTGATCCCCTAATAGGCTCCCGACACGGTGGAGAATTAACCGCCGCTAATACTTGACACTAGGGGAGGCTCCCGTATAACCTAAGCCCGTGAGCTATTACCGGCTCACCATAAGAGAGGGATATATCTAATGAATACAGTTAATGAAAGAGTAACGGTCAGCGAAATAGCTCACGCAATAGCTAAGGATTGGAAGAACGTTAGCCCCTATGCTGCTGATTACCTTAATGCAATGAAAGAAATTAGAGATATAGAGGGCAGCTATTATGCTGACAGCGCTAAGAGTGTTGTACTTTATTTTCTAGCTAATGCCGGCAGCTATCGCGGCGAGAGTGCTCGCGCCTATAAAGACCTATTAAAGAATATGGTTAAGTAATGAAATACAATAAACAATATCGCTGCCCTAATTGCGGCAGCTCTTGCCTAATGCCTAGCAATTTCGCACCGGTACACTTCACCGGCAGACTAGCGCCGCTAAGCGAAGGATATTGTACGGTTAATTGTGCGCGGTTAGCTCTTAACGGTTTAATAGCTCTTAATGCGTTAAGCGGCGGCAAGATCCTTGCCAGCTTGGAGCGTGTTAAGTGAGCAGCGAGATATTGGCGAGCAATAAGTGGAGCAAGCGCATAAGTGGCAAGCCTTACGGTATTGCTAAGCTCTTACTATTAGAGGTCACCGGTGAGCTAGTTAAGCGTGAGGGTAATTCTTACCCTTACTACTCCATAACCGGCAGCATTAGCCGTGAGGATAAGCGATACCGTGACCCGATAATAACCTGCGGCGCTATTCATAGCGAGATTCTCGCTCACTTTCCCAAGCTTGCTCCCCTAGTAACCGCTCACCTATCGGACGCGGACGGGACACCGTTACACGCTGCCGCTAACGCTCGCTATTGGGCAGGTCTAAGCTCTTATGCGGACGGGCGTGTAATGTCGCCACGCGATAATTACGGGCGCGTAGAGATAGAGCTAGACGCGGACGGCGTGGAATGGTCACCGGTAACCCTATCTAAGCACTTACGCGTTAGCGTAGAGCTTGCCCGTGATATCCGCGGCGCTATGGTTAGCGGTCTACCTTGGGAGCGGATAGCTGCTCACGCTAAGCTCACCGAGCTATGGTCCACGCAAGCGGGAGCCGCTCGCGCTCTATTGGTAACGCGTGAGAGGGTTAGCGCTTAGATAGTGGCAGACTATCGCGCAAGGGTTACACCTTGCGCGGTAGTCTGCTCCTAGATTAGGGCAGAATATAAGAGAGGGAGCTAGTTAATGGACACGATTACACGGGAGCGCGTTAGCGTTCAATTAGAGGGAGCGCGTGAGCTATTAGAGGGAGCGAGCCTATGCGCTGCTAAGGGAAAGAGTGCGCCGGTGTCGCTTGCTTGCGTAGCCTTACGCGTAGATGGAGAGAGAGGGCAGCTAATCGCTCGCGCTACTGATCGCTATCGCCTAATTGTAGGGAGCGTTACAGTAGAGGGAGAGGATAGATTAAGCGAGATCCTCATAGGCTTACCCGACATTAAGCGGATAGTGGAGCTAATGAAGGGAGTTACTATCGGTTATCTCATAATTGAGAGAGAGGGAGAGAGAGTATCTTTCCGTGTTAATGGTAACGCTAGCCTAACGGTGGAGCCGCTATCGCATAATTTCCCTACACCGGAGAATTTCGCGCAGCTATTGAAAGAGCCGGAGCAGCGTGAGCCTATTAGTGAAATAGCATTTAACCCTAGTTTATTCGCTGATTTCGCTAAGATAGTCGGGAAAGATAGCGCGGTTAAGGTTACTTTCGCCGCAGCTAATAAGCCAATTACTATTGGGCTAACCGGCGATAAGGTGGAATGGAGCGCGTTACTTATGCCTATGCGTACCATCTAGTTTAATCGGGTAATATCGTCCACCGGTAATTGGTGGACGGTGTTATCTCATTAACCGTTAATGGGATAGTAAGCGAGGGAGAGGGAGATTATGATAACTAGACGCGGAAAGAGAGTGAGGGCGATCTTAATCGCCGGAGCTATCGCTGGTTCACTATTGTTTATCACCGGATACCATAAGGTTTACGGTAATTGCCACTATGAGGGAGCGGATAAAGTCTGCTCGCTAATTAAATGGGAGAGGAATAAGTAATGATAGATCTACTTAGCGTTAATACTTACGCTTCAATGGTTAAAGATTATCTAACCGAGGGAGAGAGTGAGAAGCGGATAGCTACTCAACTAGCATTAGAGAGTAAATTAGCTGACCGTAAAGAGATATTAAAGAAGCTAGAGGAGAAGGCTAGCGAAATAGGGAGCGATAATAGCTGGAATAAATACGAAAGCGTAGCTGAAGCCTACGGTTATGGTGAGGAGCTTAACCAATTACTAGGCGATTATGAATTAGATCCTGACGATATAGAAAATATCCTATGGCAAGTAGAGGATATAATTAAGAGTACGCAACGAGAGTGGACGTATCGTATGGAACGCGCTCAATGGTAGAATATTCTCTAAAGATACGGTAGGCTCACCTAGTGATAGGCAGCTCACTCTCTCTTACCGGTAATGGCAGGAGAGGGTGAGAAGTAGATCACTACTTCATTAACATACGAGAAGGGTAGCAAATGAAAGTAAATGAATTATTAAGTAATTCTGCCTATGATGAAGCTATCAATGGGTGGGGGAGAGAGAGCGAGCAAGTAAGGTTAGGGCAGAAAATACGTATTACCTTTACCGGACTTAAACCTAAAACAGGGTACGCCTATAAAGAAGAAGGATTCTGGTTAGGTATCCGTTACACGTGGAAGTCTATGCGCTGGTGGAGCTTACTCAATTACAATAACCCACTAATTAAATTAGAAGCGCAAGAATTAAATGAGCAAGGTAATGCTAATTGGGTAACACTATGGGAGAGGGCAAGTAAATGAATAAAGAATACCATTATGTAGTTAGATATAGCGAGAGAGAAGGCTGGCAGATAGATCGCGACACCGAGAGCGCAAATTTCCCTAACGGTACTATCTACGACACCACCTTAGAGGAGTGGCAATTCGGTTATCTAGGCGACGGAGAATATAACGGTAAAGAGTTCGAATTAACCGAAGCACTAAGCAATATCTTATATCTACACAATTCGACGGAGAGGGCAAGTAAATGAATCATACTCATAAGTATATTTACGGTGATATACCGGCTCTTGGAGAGTGTAAGTGTGGAGCGTATCGTGTATGGGATAGAGAGAATCAAATCTATAAAGAGATAGAAGGAGAGGGCAAGTAATGGCAAGTAATCAACACGCTTTAATTGTAATAATAGACTTAGAAAACAAGTGGAATAAGGTGGCGATCTTTGATGCTACCGACACTTCACCGGAACGGCAACCGATAGGAGAGGGAGAGGGCAGTAACTGGCGCACCGCGCTAGGTGAAGCTCTCTCGCAAATAGAGTTAAGCGCACCAAGAAAGAGTATCAACGACATCAAGCGAGAGAAAGAAGAAGGAGAGGGTAATGAAAACACCTAATTTATACACTTGCGTAAAGTGCTACTCAGATATAGAGGAGGACGAGGTAGTGTGGGCAGACAGTAAGGGAGATACCGAACGA